CATCTGTAGCAATCAAATCGATAACTTCTTCCATAAAAATAAGATATTAAGTATAACTTTATTTATATTTCAGCTTTCTTAGCATCTTTTTGAAGTTGAGCATCAGTTACTGCGCCTTGGGTATCCAAGTTTGGTTCAGCAGGAACTTCTCCCATACCCATTGCATCTTGTCCCATTCCCGCCATACCAGATCCTTCTGCTGGAGCTTGCTCCATACCAGGTTGTGGCAATGGTTGACCAGTAATTGGATCAATCGTTGAAGGATCGGGAAGAATTCCAGTTCTAATTTCTTCTTCGATTTGCTGATCAATTTCTACCATTTCCCCATCCGTCTGACGAAGAATCTTTGTACGAACATATTGGACAGAATAATATTTTCCAATATATGGTTCAATAGTTGCCAGTGTTCCTAGACGACCATTAATTAATTCGGTTTCTTTTAATTCGGCAAACTGATTATCATACAAGAAATCATATTGAATATGATCCTTCATTCTTTCCCAGTCTTCTGGAGTTACAATATTTTTAAGAATTAATTGAGTCTTTAAAATATCATTAAAAATTCCAGCAAATCTTTTTCTAAGACGACCAACAAATTTTGAGAATTTAAGTTCATCTCTCAAAATCTCCGAAGATCTTCCTAAATTAAATCCTGTGTCTCCAGTAATTCTAGACTCAGGGACGTTGAGTGCTCTGTAAAGTTTTTTCTGGAAATACTCGATATCAGATAGTTCGCCAAGATTTTGTCCGCCAGGTAGTGTGGTGATTTCAGTTCCTCTACCACCCTCTCTTCTTGGAAGCCAAAAGTCTTCCATCATACTCATAAATTTGCGATCATCACGAATTTCTCCTGTGTTCGCATCATAAGCAAGTTTATTTCTATAGCGGGACATTACCTCTTTAAGGTACTGTTCTGCTTTTACTTTTGGAAGATTGCCAACATCAATATAGAAAATACGACGTTCTGGTGCTCTTGAGAGTCTATAGATAACCAGAGAATCTTCAATCATACGAAGTTGATTAAGTGCTTTAATCGCTTTGTGCATATACGAAAGAACTGTGTTCTTATTTCTATCAACAAGACCAGAGTTACAATATGCAATTGAATCTTTAGCAATCTTTACGCTTTTTCCTGCTGAAGCTCCAGAAACCATTCCTGTAGGATAATTTGGTTGTGGAGTATATACAAAATACTCTTCAATTTCTGGTTGTTGATATTGACTTATTGGATTTTCATTATTAATTCTTGCAAGATTAACCAAATTTCTTCTATCTTGCTTCTTTTCTTGACGAACATATTTAATTTTCATAGGATCGATATATCTCAAATCCTGAATACCTTCTTGAGGATTTTTAATATCGATTACTTTTAAATAATAAATTCTACCATCAATATACCAATTTCTAAACAGTTCATGGCACTTTTTATCAAAGTCCATGGTCTCTTTGATATATTTAAATTCTTCTCTAATTACTTTTTTAAGTTTATCGCTTACATCCAAATTTGATAACTCAATCTCCACAGGAGAATCATAAAGATCACTAACAATTGCTTCATTTACAATATCCTCAACCGCAGCATCACACTCTGGGTGGAGTGACATTTCACGATATCTTCTAATAAGATCAAATTCTGTTTTAAAAGTCCCCTCAATATCGACATATTGACCATAAAATCCACTTTGAATATAATATTCAACCCCGTCCTCATTATTAGCGGGGACGGGGGATACTACTGAGGGGGATTTATTAGAACCATCATCAATTGAAAAACCAAAAAGTTTGGCCATAGTATAATTTTAATCTGTATTATCTACTATTTAGTTAATGTCCTCACCGCCAGCTTTCGCTGAGGTTCCTCTTACTGCTTCCCACCACTGAACTTGAAGTTCAACTTGGAAGTCTTGAATTCCAGTTGCATCATAAGAAAGTTCAATTGCAGTTACTTGAGTTGGGAATACATCATAGAAATGATAGGTTCTAAGAACAGAACCATCACGATCAAGTTGATAAACAAAAGCATCTGCTTGATAAGCGGCAGGATCAGTAGTACCAGTGTTATCAGAAACTCTATTAATCGTATTCATCCACTTTTCAAAAGCGGAACGAATTGAGAAATCAGTGTCGTTGATAACGGTAACAGTCCAACTATCAAACGAACGATCTCCTGCAATTTTTAAAGTTCTTCCACGGAAAGGAACTTCAATAGGAGCAACGTTTGAAGCAGGCATATTTGCTGCTTTTACTAAGAATCTTGCTTTTTCAAGAATGTCATTTAAACCATCAACTTGAACTTGAGATGGAAAAGCAAGCTCAACTTCAAACAGATTAGCACGAGCGCCACCGCCAGTCAGCTTGCTCTTGAAGTCAGTAATCTTTCTTAGTGGGGGTGGATTTAGTTGATTTCTAGTTGCCATAGTTTTAAACCTCTAAGTAGCCTCTGAATAAATTAGACGTTTCCGATTACTTCTTCAAAGCTGACACCAGTTCTGGTGGCAATGAAGGTTAGACCGATAAAGTTAATCGATCTTGCTGGTTTGATGTAGATATCAGCAACAAATTCATTGGCGTCAATGACTGCTGCAGTATTATTTGTTTCATCACAAATAACAACATAATCAAAGATACCTCTCTTAGATTGAACGTCACGGAGGAATGGTTCAATGATATTTACAAAGTTTGCTCTCGTGATTGTATCGTTGAATTCGAAGAGTTGATCTCTTGCTGCTGCCGAAATGGCATCTTCAAGATAGATAAAAAGTCTTCTAACGTTGATTCTATCAAAAGCGGAAGATTTGGCAAATCCAGTTTTATCTCCAAAGAGAACAATTCCAGCACCTGGAGCAACGACAACTGGGTTGATTCTATTCGAATACAACTTATCTCTTTGTGTTTTACTTGGATTGTATGCCAGTTTTACTGCATTGAGAATTGTTCCTCTTGAAGTTCCAGCTGGTGAGAACCAAGGGAACTGATTGATGTCATTTCTGGCACAAGTACCAGCAATATCACCATTCAGAGGTACATATCTGAAAGTGTTGTTGAATCTGTCATACATGTACTTATAACCACTGTCAAATACTCCATAAGTGGTTGAAGTAACAGGACCATAGAAGCTAATTACGTTGTCTGTAATATCGCTATCACTATTGACAGTTACTGAACCAGCAGTTCCGTCGTTCAGGAATGCAAGTCTATATGGAGAAATAAATGCGAGAGCATCTTTTCTTGCTTCTGCAACTGCAATACACTTATTAGCAAGTGCTTGAGCATTCTCTTTTGCGTAGTTTGCCGAACCCATCAAGATGAAGTCAACAGCGTAACGTTCTGCATTTTCAAAAGCAGTATATCCACTCACAATATCAGATAAACCACAAGTAAGAGCACCAGAAGTTGTTAAATCTGTGCCTCCATCATAGTTTTTACCGCCGGCAAAAGTTAAAACAGTGTTTCCTGTTGCTCCAAAGACGATATCTTGAGCATCCTGATCCCAACCACTATCAGTTGAAAGGGAGAAGGTAGTGTCGCTTGCGCTACTAAATCCAGTTGTTACAATACCTGCTGGTTGTGAACCACCAAAGATATACTCGGATGTGTTGAATAGATACTTTCTCCAATAAGAAGGGCTTCCTACAGAAAACTCAGCGTCTTTTGCTTTTGAAATGTTTTGCCACTTTTCAAGGATTGTTCCAGCGTTTCCTGAAATAGTTCCAGCATCATCAATAACCACAATATGCATCTCATCAAATCTACCACCTCTTGCTGCAGCATAAGCAGAAGTTGCTGGTCTATCTGCCAAATTACTCCAGATAAGAGAACCAGAAGTTAATGTAATTGACTGCTGTTCAAACCAATCTTGTCTTGCAGTATAAGATCTTGTGGCAAACGATGTTGATGAACCAGTGGTGTGAATTGCAACGTTACCTGTTGATGATAAAGCATAAACACCAGTTGGTTGATAATCAACTGCAGTCGCAGTGCCACCCGCAGAAACGTGAGTAGTAATCTTTACACTTACAGATCCTGAACCAACTTCAGTAATAACACCCTTTAGATATCCATCGAGAACAGAAGTTGTCCCTGCACCAGGTAAAGTAGACGAAATTGCTTGAGTAAATCCATAACCAACAGTAACACCAGTTGTGCTGATGCCGTTAAGAATTTGGTCTGCCTTTGCATCAATAATTGCAACTTTAATTCCGTTTGCCCAAGAACCTGGGTTTCTTGCTAAGGTTACAACATTAGTAATTGTGTTTTCATCATATCCAAGTTGGACATAATGGTCTTCACTTTTGACTTTAATATCTGATGCTGTTCCAGAAAAAGCGTTCTTTAAACTTGTATCATCTGCTCTTGAAACGAGCATCTGCCCACCATATGCTAGATATGATGATGCAACCATCCAATGCTCGTAGTGCTTGTCAGTATTGTATGGTTGACCAAACGTGTTGAGTAAATCGTTCTCACTTTGAATAACAACTGGTAAGTCTACGGGACCTTTTGCGAAGGGTGCTACTTGAGCAGCGGTGCTATCAGTCGCTGCGTCCACTCTACCAATAGTTAAGTCAACTTCTCTAACTACAATCCCAGGAGATGCTAAATTGAGCGGCATCTTTGTTCTCCTAC